TGCCGCCGCCTCCGATACCTCCTGCCAGGGTGCCAGTGGCACCGGTGCTCGCCCCGCCGCCGCCGCCTCCGATACCGCCGCCGCCGAGGGGGCCGCCGCCCCCGCCGCCGCCAGGGAAGATATCAAATGGAAAACGAATTACAGCGTTAAAGGGATTTTTTGCCCCGGCGGAGTTCGCTGCTGCATTGACCCCGGAAACATCCATGCCGCCAGTGCTGCCAACTCCAGGGCCTGCGCTGCCTCCACCTCCACCTCCGGCCCCACTAGCGGTACCAGCGGCGCCAGCATTCCCGGCAACTCCACCTCCGCCCCCGCAGCTTCCAGCGCCAGCGCCACCAGCGCCACCGTTGCCAAGTTGGCTCGCAGCGCCACCGCCACCGCCAGCACCAGTTGCGGCGTTACCCCCAAGACCCCCAGCACCGCCCGTGAGCTGAACTTGGCCGCCGAAACCAATCCCCCCGGCTCCGGGTGTGCCTGACGACGTAGATGTGCCCATTGCCGCACCCTGTCCGCCAGTCGCAGACAGAAGACTACCGAAGGAAGAGGAGCCGCCGCTATTGCCCCCTCCTCCACCTGCTGACGATGACCCACTACCTCCGCCAGAGGCGACACGAACGCGAATTTGCGATATGCCCGTTGGAACCGTAAAAATTCCGCTCGCACCAAATATCTGATAGGCACCAGTTCCGAAAACTATGCCATTCGGTGCTTGCACCGTCTGGATGGTGTTTTTACCCGTCGGGTACTGAGGCCCGAATAAGCCGCGGCTAGTCATTAGTAGGTCCCCCCTTCACCTTGTATTGATATGCCCGATAAAATCGGGGGGTTGCCTACTAATACCGCTGTCGATACCGCAGCGCTTGCGGCAATAGTAAGAACGCTTGTGTAGGAGTTAGCCGATTGCACTTCGTTAACATTCGGCCCCGATAAAACTTCTGTCTGCACTGTGCCTGAGCTATTTGTGCCCGTGATGGTGAAATTAACCGCTGAAATATTACCTCCACTTGATATCATAATTTTAGTCGGCAAAGGCAATACTGCGGTACCGGCCACCGTGGAATATCCAGCGGACACCGTACCAGCGTTGCTAGTAGTTGGCACAATCGACAAAATAGCTTTGTACACATTGACGGAATATACCGTATTAGCATTTGGGCCTGTCATCGCCTCAGACACTATTGCGCCTGCGGCTGTACGACCTGTTACTTGATAGCTAACTGTCGACACGTTCGACCCACTAGTGAGCGTCAATAACGCCGGATTCGTCATCACATAGGGGCCGGAGGTGAGCGTCATCGGCGCGTTGGCGACAGGCGCCGCCGCCGTTGCGATAGCTGTGGCGCTCGCCGCAACCACGTTCGACCCGTTCAGCGAAACCGGGCCAGCGCCGGCCAATGTCTGTGACTGCGCGATACTACTGATCGACATTTCCTGTCCGATCTGAGTGTCGTTAATAGTTGCACGTAGGGACCATAGCGCAGGCAATGCAATCGGAAATAGATTAGGGTTGTCATATGCTTCCAGCGTAATACCTGGGTTAGCTGTGCCATTCGCCGCAGTTAGCGCAGGAATCGTAATCTCGCTCCCGTATTCATGGAAAGTCGTGCCGTCGTAACGAAATAGTCTTATCACACTAGCTGTTAATGTCCCCAGAGGGGTCAATACGATACGCTCGCAAGAGCCGCCGTTTGTGCTAGACGGGAAAATAGTTACAACATTAACTGGCGCTATTCGGGAAACATCCCCGAGGTTAAGCACCGCGGACCCTACTACGGGGACGTTCGTATAATTAGGGGTTGTGCCCATGATCTGATCCTTAAAGTAAATAGCCTGTCATGTACAAAGATGCTGAAGCCTGATCTACAGCAGCGAGATTACCGTGCCCGTCATTATAAAGTAGCGCACCGATGCCTAGCGTAGACAAAGGCCCCCCCGTGATAAAGGTCCATACTGCCGTGGAAGCTGTGCCTGTCGTAGTGCAAATCCACCACTTAAAATCAGGCGCGTCCCATACTGCCGAAGGCGCAGAAACCCCCGTAACCCCCGCATTCCCCGCAACATGCCCGTTCGGATTTCCCGGATAGACTTGCACCATTGACACCCCTCCAATAGCGTCGGAGGGTTGCTGCGCGATGTTAGCAAACATCCCATCGGTAAAGAGATTGGCGATAATGTCGTGCGCTAAATAAGCTTTAGCTACGGTATTTTCTTGACCCCGAAGTACGGTAAATACATCCTCTGCGCGGTTAGTCGCATACACTATCTCGCGCTGTAAACCTGACGCCTGATCCATCAAGGATAAAGACAAAACATTATTGCCCGAAGGGGAAGGGAATAAAGCCCCAGTACCCGTAGCAACGGTGAGTGTAGTCTGAGATGCCGTAATAGGAAAGGCAAGAGTAGTGCCCGCATTATTAGCGCCTAGAAAATAAGTCATTTACCATACCCCCACTACATACGTATACTGAAAAGGAAGCTGCACTACGCCTGCATTAATGGCTTGCTGCAAAACATAAGCAAGACCAACATTCATAAAACTTTGGGTCGTAAGTTGAACCTGGTTAAACTGCACCTGGTTAAACTGGAAGGCATTGAACAGCGCCCCGCCGGATATAAATCCTACGCCAGCGGATACCCCAATATAGATTACCCTATTAGGCCCGAACGTTATACTAATTTGGGAGGTCTCGTCTATGTTAGGTGCCGTGCCTTGAGCCCCTATCAGGAACCGGGCAATACGTCGTTTCAGCCAAGCGATATTAACCTGTACGCCATCGCCTCTGTATAGATTCCAGGTAGCAATACGTTTGTACACGTCATCAGCCGTAGGTAACAGACGGGCGGGCTGTATCTGTCTTAGAGTGTTGAGTGCAAGGCTATTAAGGGGGTAGGTGTTCAAAGGCCCCGCTAAGTTTTCCTGAGCGTTCAATAGCGCCGGTCTAGATTGCCCATAAATACCGTTGAGTACCCAATCGAGCAAAGGCCCCCGAATTTCAGGGTTGCCTGCATACACAGGCAAGTTAATGGCATTAAACCAGTCAATGTAGGCCTGGGTCTGTGCGTTATAAGCGTCGACAAATGCCTGTAGATCCTGATCGTCGTTATACTCCCAGTACAGATAGGAGGGTATCGTTTTAGTTAGCATGGCTTAGCCTTGCACTACTGAGATGTTCGCCGCTGTACAGAAAAAATAACTTTCAGAGTCCCCGAGTACGATCTCAGTACCTGTTTGCGGCGCCGTCGTAATCCCGTTGATCGTGATAGACCACACTAACCGGGTCAAGAATTCAGCAGGGATTACACTGGCTATCGACTCGGTAAAAATTGTCGACATTTGAATCAGGTTGATCGGCTGGCCGACTACGATACTGTTAATGTATGCCGCCAAGGGCGCGGTAGCTAAATTTGCTACTGAAGCAGGACTGACGAAATTCGGGCTGTCGGTATTCCACGTGGCGATAACGCCTGCCGTTTGCTGCGGGGGCAGCACGAAAGGTATTGCATAGACGTCGGGGAAATTGTTGATCGACACAACTTCATTACGCAGATTCGGCGTAATCACTCCACCGCTAACCCAGGTCGGCAAAGAAGTCGTATCGACACCGATCGAGAAAGTTGTCTGCGTCAATACTGTGATAGTAAGCGCGGTATTATTGAGCGAGGTCGGGCCGACCATGCCGGCTATCTTGATCACCTGGCCCGTGGCGAAACCATGATTGAGACTGGTTGTCACGACGCCGGGATTTGCCTGTGTTAAACCCAGTACATTAAGCGTCGATCCTATCAACGTGGAAATATCGAGCACGCCGTTATAGATCGCAAGAGCCACGGCATAAGGGTCCCCCCCGCCTACGATCACTTCCCATTGCCCCGTACCTTGAATAATCGAGATTAACCGGGCTTGCACCCCAGGCACGTTCTGCAATTGAGTGCGCAAGAAGCTCGGCATGCCTACGCCGGTAGCTTCTTGCGCCTGCACAACCTGCGCTCGATACTCCTCTTCAGTCTGTGCCGCAGCCTGCGGTACGCCCGTCACCAAGTTGGTACACGTCACTACGATAGGCGCCGGAACTGAGGTGATTATTTCATTGACCGTGTTGATCGGCACAGCCCAAGACCCCGCTACCGAAGCCACGCAAAATACAGGTACCGTCGAGCCGCTTGACCCGATAACCGCGTTGTCTTGCGCTATATATTGATACTGGCCGTCGGATACCGTAAAGCCGATATTGATAACGAAGCCAGGTGTTGTGCTGCTAAATACGACATAGACACTCGTATTGGTATCAAGCCCTTGCACTACGCCGGTTTGCGCGCCGAGTTGATTCAGAATAAATTGATTGGCGCCGAGGGGCGTAATTGAGTTGATCAGCTCAAGCTGAGCCGCATCGCAAAGGATGACAGCCCCGGTATCGGTACTCGAAATATCTTCGATCAGGGATGCCGGCAAATTCGCGGTATAGCCGGGGGCTTGCGCTTCAGCATAAGCGATGATATTCGCCAGGATCGTAGTTGGGGCCTCCGGTTGCGGGCCGGCTGCAGTCATAACAAGGGGGAGGCTCATTGAGGCACCTTAAGGGCTATCTGCGCGCCTAACAGGGTAGTACAGGCGATATTGTAAGTCGGAGTCGCACTAGCCTGCTTATAGACGAGCAGGCTAGCAAAGTACGGCGCGAACTGGCTTTGTGTCTGCGTCACGTAAAAATCAGGGAAAATCTGCGTCAGCACTGACTGAATCGCGGGGATACCGTAGTTCGCATAAAACGGACTTTCCCCCAAGACCAGCTTTAAACACTGGATCAAAGTCGTCAGATAGATTTGCGAATTGTCGCCGTTCGCGGCAGTCTGCACCTCAACCCAGGATAAGGACCCGTCGTTATTCGTGATGCGGCCATAGGTTCTCATGTCAATCCTTAAACGATAGGTGCGCCTGTATCGCCTGTACCCGGCTGCACCCCTGGATGTACGTGCGCGCTCAGCGGTATCCCGTTTGCTGTGACCTCCTGAATAACCGTAACAGGCCCTTGCAAAGTTGCCGCGTAAGACGTAGCGCCGGTACCCTGTGAAAGCTCACCATTCAGCACAATCACCGGGGAATCGATCGTCGTCACCGGCCCGTTAAGTGTAATTCCTGAAGCATTGATTGTGATGTTAACAGAACCCACGGCTAGCGTGATCTGCGTCGGCAGGACCGTCACTACGGCACCCGAACCCGTATCACGCATAACAACCCCGTTCGGTCCGTAGATCGTCACCGCTTGCGGGTCAACCTCAGACCAAGCGGTTGTAGCGAAAGGAATAAACACCAGTGCGGATAAATTGCCAGGTTGATTAAGCGTGGCCGTGCCTCCCCCCTGGCCACTGATACCGCCGAGCCGTGCATCTGCCGCCACCAGGAACCCGCCGTCGCCGGTTTGCATCGGATATCGGATATATTCCGGGCCGATAAGTGGCACCGTCACTTGCATCAGCGTGAAGATGCTCGATATCTGGAAACTCACCGTCATAAACGATTTGCTCGCCTTGACCACGCGCGCCGGAAGAGACCGGCCGGTTAGCTGAATCGCGTCAAGTGCTTTATCTCGGGCAAACTGGTTTTGAGATAAAGCGAACGGAGTTTTTAAGGCGTTCATGAGGTAACAACCGGATGCGCGTAAAAGCTCGTCACCCAGCCGCGGCCGTCGCGCTGGCGGAAATTCCCGACGTGCCGCACCATGTCGACTTGAAATGTACCCTGGAACACCGAGCCTTGCCGATACTGCGATAAAGATTGCGGCGTGGTCGTGACCTGGCCTGGCGGCATTTTGATGTAGTCACCCACGTTGATATCGGCGCGCATGACGTTGTAAAACGATATCTGGCCGGGGTTGATCCAAGTCGCTTGCCCGATCATATCGGTAAAAGCTACCTGAGTTGGCGTCTTGGTTGTCGTACCGTCATACACGCTGAATACATTATTGCGCAGAACAATATCCACGCCCGGATAAGTACCGCCGAGAATTGCTTGACTGACGGATTTAATGTACGTGCCGAACTGCACCAGGGATTGACTAAACCCCGGCTCGTCATGAGCAAGTACAAGGTTCGGGCTAATGTTGATGTTTGCGGTATAGGTAGGAAAGGCTACGGCCAGGGTATTTTTAATCACCGTGGCTAAAGGTGTGCCTGCCGTCCAATTGTGAACCAAGTTCGCCGGCTGCGTAAAATTCACGCCGTTCGGGATCAAGTTAAAATCAAGCGACTGGTTGATACCTTCCCAATTGCCGAAGGCTTGTTGCACCGTCGCTATGACGAGCACGCCGGCCTGTTTTGGGTTTGCCAAGGGCAGGCCTTTAGACATACCCCCGGCTATCGTGATATTGCGCCCGTTGAAATTTGAAGCTTGCGCCACGTCTTGCAGCGAGGGCCCCCAGATCCGCAAGTAAGCCTGGCCCATGGGTGTAGCAAAAGGCACCGTGGGTATGTCGAGTTCGATTTGCGCCGCAGCCGGATTAAACGCGCCGCTGTCGAGCAAAGAACTCCATGCGCGTGTCGGGGCTACGCCGGCCGGATCTGTAATCGTAATGACGTAGTAGCGCATTAGCCGATTACCTCAAACTGCTGCGACGGCGCCCGGAAAACAAGCTGTGATGTGAATTGGCCTGCGACCAAGTTTATGTTGTACCCGTTGGGGGAGCCAACCATTGCACAGTATTTAACGAGCACGTTGTCGCTTGTCGTAATCGAGATATACCAGCGCTGACCGAATAAACCCCAATACACCGTCACGGTATAGGCCGTGCCGTCGAGCACAGCTTGAAAAGTGAAAGGCGCGTTAGCTGAAGGCGTGAAAGGTGTAATTACGGTACTCATGGCAAACTCGTCACAATAGAAGACCCGCTAGGTACCGCGCTAGCTGTCACGCCGGACGCGGCCCCTGTCAATGTACCTGTCAGGTTCTGCGCGCCTGTCACGGTCGTGCTGACGGCGCCGGATAGCGTACTGCCTACGGCTGTTTGCGCCCCGGACCAAGTTGGATCACCAGATATTTGCGTGCCGCTTGATAGCTTGCTCATTAGGCTGTTTTGCGCCGAGGCGGCTGCACTAAACGTAACAAGGGGTTGCTCAAAATCCCACTGATAAGTATGTTGCGCCTGCGCGCTTTGCCCTGCCGATACGTCATGCAGCTTACGCAAAATAAGATTCGTATAAATTTGTGCAGGGGTTGCCACTGTGTACAAACCGCCTTGCGCAGTATGCATCGCAAGTACCTGAGTAAGCGCGGTAAAGGCGATCAACTTGGCTGTATAGCCCCCCGCCTTGCGCACAGGGCAGATCATTTGCAGGGATATAGTCAAAGGGTTGGCTATCGTCGCATTGGCCGCCACGGTTTGATTGGCGAATGGATATTGCCCGATATCGTTATCTACGAGTGACGAGCCGGGTAGCGGCCGATAGTGGGCAAAGAAATTGTCTAAGGTATCGTCAACCGAGCCGTTGAGCAGATCCGTCACAAAGCTTGCCGCTTCGGTGATCGTGATGATAGGCAGCATGCCGCCGGGAATCGAGCTAGCGATACCGCCTGTCAAAATGATAGGGGATACTTCAAACCCAAGTCGAAAAAGCTCGCGCCCTAAGCTGATCATAATCAGTACGCTATAGACCGAGAGGAAACGATCGCGCTCCCCCCCGTGTTGTTGTTAATCTCGATAATGACAGGCTGCGCTATCGAGCCTTGCCCTTGCTTAGCGCTGATGATTTGAGCCACCTTATCCGCGCTATAGCCTTTCGAGCCTTCTTCTTTCAGCATCGCACTCATAACCGTAGAAAGCGTAGCGGTATCTGTCAGGCTTAAATGCTCTTTCGGATCAAATCCCGTTTCTTTACTCACGTCGCGAATATACCGCGGGGTATCATTTTCGAAATGGCCCTGCGCATCTTTCGGCGGCGCATATTTCGAAATGATATCTTGTAGCGTATCCAGGTGATCACGGTTTTGATAAAGCAATAGCTGATTCGCCATGGCCTGTACGCCGTCGGCATCTGAGGCGAAAGACTGAAAAGCATTTGCGCCAGGTACGCGCAAGTTACCTGGGTTATGCCGTTCGCCGTGCGGCCCGCTAACCCCGCTTGATACGTCCGGGGCGCTCATAGCGTTAGCCGTTTCCGGGAAGTCGCTCATATCAAGCATCGTGATAGGCGTCTCTTTCGGCTCAGAAGAGGAAGGCATAACGGTTTTAGCCTTCGGCTTAATCGCCGGCACTTCGTCCATATCAATCACGGTTTCGGGTGAATCATTTAACGAGCTAAAACCGTACTCGTCAAACAAGCCTTTCATGATCGGCCCCATAGTCGGATTTTTTACCGAATCCGAGGCCGCGGCCATGGCCTGGCGTGCTTTCTCGCGGGCGGCGTAATCATTAGGATGCGTGATCGCATCGTTGATCGCTGCAGCCGTGCTGAGGTTGCCGTGAAAAATGCCTATATCCCGGATGCCTTTTTCCTGTTCACTTGTCGCATCAGCATAGGCATTAGGGTCGAGCGCGGCGCCGGGTTTATCGCCCCCCGCACCTGAGCCCCCGCTCGAATCGGGGCCGACCCAGCCCAGCTTACCCAGTAGGTCGTAAAGGTGCGTGCCAAGGGCGTCGATTACTGCAAAAAATTTATGTGTGCTTTCCTTGAAGTCATCCGATACCAGGTACTTCGCGAAGTCCTGCAAGCCGACGGCTGCATCGTCTAGGTACTCTTTAAAATGCGGATCTCCTAGCACCGTGCCAAAGGCATTAGCAAGTGCGTCGGATAGTTGAGTGAAAGAAGGAATCAGGGGGTCCAGGGCTTTCACGAATACGTTTTCGATCTTGTCGCCGGCTGTATCTAACTGGTACTTAAAATTTTGCCAAGACTCGGCCGTTTGATCACTCAGGTCAAGTAGTTTGCTGTTTTTGCCATAGGTATTTTGAGCGGATTGCAAATCCTCGGGCGACGCCTTAGCGAGCCGGTTCAAGTCCTCCAAGCTCATAAACTGGTCAAGGCCGTAGGCGTGTGCGCCCTGCGCTGTCTGCCCGCTAGCAAGATATTTCTGGCGGATCAAAGGCAGCGCTTCCTGTGCGAGTTGCGCGGTGTCTTTGCTCTGTATGTCGTGCTCAGAGATGCCAAGCGCACTCAGCGCCCAGCGTTTCGACAAGTCATGCACTGACTCATTGACGTTAGAAAGGAAGCTCCCTGAGTCGACATATTTGCCGTAGCTCAAGTCAAAAGCTTTGTTCTCGCCATATGTTGTGCCAAGCCCTTGAGACTGGCGCCGATTGTTCGATACAGACTCAGCTAGCCGTGTAATGCCAAACAGGCCGCCACCGCCGACTAAACCCCCTAGCACGGACGTAATGCCTGCCCACTTAAGCAGCGACGTCGTAGCTTTAGTGATATTGGACGCGATCGACCCTGAGCTTTTTGCAAGACTGACAAACTGGGTCGCTGTCGTCTGACTGACCCGCATCATTAGATTCTGCTGCTTGGCAACCCCGGCCATAGCTTTTTGCATCTTAGCTATTTGCGCCGCGGATTGCCTGAGCGCCGAGATATTGGCTGAAGTCGCTTTATTGACAGCCTCCCACGTACTCGGCAGGGTACGTGCGAGGGCTTCGTACTTGGCAAATGTGGCCTCGTACTGTTTAAATTTTTCGTCATTAACATCGACTTCTAGGATCGATACAGGCATTACAGGCC